TTTGTTTCTCCGACTGGAATGGCATTTTTTTCTTGTGTTTTAGGTTTTGATAAGTCGATTTTAATAATATCGTCTTTCACCAATTGTTTAGGTTTACGTTTAAGTTTAAACGTGCCTTCTTGTTTTACTTCTTCTGACATAATATAATATAATAAAAATTAATAAATAGGTTTTATTGCGGTGTAAACTGCTCTAAACCAAATCCGCCTAAATTATCATCACCAGATGATTCAAAATCTGTAGGTAATAAATCGTTTTGACGTTGTTCAATCATTTGTGATTGTTGTGTTGCTTGTATTTTTGTTCTTTTATCTTTTCTATCTTCTATTTCAGCTTCCTTTTGTTTTGTTGCTTGCATAGTCATTTGAGCTAACTGCAGTTGATACTGAAACTCTTCGGCCATTAATTGTTTTTTAATTAAAGCTTCTTGTTCCATTCTTTGTATTTCAAATTGAGACTTAGCTTGTTCAATTTGTATTTCTGTGCTTGCTAAAGCTTCTTGTTTTTGAACTTCATTTAAAGCGGCTTGCTCAGATTGTTGCATGTTAGCTTGTGCTTGTGCTTGTATCTGTTGTTGCTTGTCAGCTTGATCTTGTTTTTGCTTTTGTATTCTTCTATATTTTAATATTTGATTAGCTAAAGTTATATTTTTAACTTCTCTAATATCAATAGCATCTTCAAGATATATTTGACCTGATTGTAAAGCTACTTGTATATTTTGTTCTAATACAGCTTTTTCTTCATCATCAGGTTCAAGTTCTAAATAAATACCAAAATCATATAAATGTAGATTTTTTAATTCGTCTAAATTTTGAGTATTAGTTAAAGATATACTTTGCATTAAAGCTTGTTTAGTTAAATCAAACTCCAAGGCATCAGCTAGTCTTAACGATACATTTTCGCAAGCTCTTAATGTTAAATACAAACTAGCATCTAATATATGCTTTGTAGCTATATTCGAAGCGTTAGCTGCCATTTTTTGTAAACCAACTAAAGCATTAGAATCTGGTTGGCTACCATCTCTTGCTTCATTAAGCCCTGTCACATCTCTTATCATTTGTAAATAATACTGATAAGTATTTATTAACGCTTGTATTTTACCGTTAGCACTTGATGTCTGTAGTTCTTGAATAGGTACTTTACCTCTATTAGGATCTCCATCCTGTGTTAAGCTTCTACCAACTATAGATCCAGTTTGAAAATACATGTTTAATGCCTCTTGTGGATTATAATTTGTTCCGTTACCTAAATCAACTTCAGCTAAACCATCAACATCTACAAATACACCATCTGGAACCATACGTTGAATTACTTGTTGTAATTTTAACGATGTTAACTGTATCATATCTGCAAAACTAGTAATACGACTTACTAAAGACTCTATACGACCTTGGTATAAATTAGGTGCGCATATAACATAGTTCATTTTAACTTTAGTTAAATCACTATTAGGTCTTGTCATGTTTTCCGCAAGCTTCCATTCAAGCATCTGTGGAACGCCCATTACTTTAGCTCCACTAAATAAAACCTCTATGCTTCTTGAAACTCTATCAAAATTATCACTTTCAGGTGGATTAAAAGTATCTGGCTTTTCTAATGTTTTTTCTAAACCTGTTTCAGTTTTTTTAATTTTAAAAACTTGATCAATAAATGTTTTGTATTCAAAAAATAATATTTGAACTAAATCATTATCATAATTAGGATTAGCTATATAACCATCGCGACCAGGATATTTAACCATTTTTTCTAATTCTTCATCTGTAAGATATGGAAATTTCTTTTTTATTTCAGCTAAAGTCATAGACTTTATTTCGCCTACATAATATATATCCTCAAAATTAGGATCATTAGTATATGAATAAACTAAATTAGCAGGATCAACGTAATCAACAATAACGCCTTCAGATTTATTAAATGATGTTTTTACAGCACCTATACCTACAGTTACTATATCTTGTATAGTTCTTTTGTTTGTTAATTGATATTTGTTAAAAGCTAAAGTATTATTTATAGCTTCTTCTTCAGCAATCTCTACAGACTGCTTGTAGCTTAACTGCATGTGAATCTCTAATTCTTCTTTTGATTGTGGTAGCGCTTTAGGATCTGAATTATATAAATCAATACCTGTAACTTCTTTAACCTGATCAAGATATTTTTGAGCCATCATGTCTCTATATATTCCACCTACATAATCAGTTCTTTGCTTTAAAGAAAAAGGATCTTGAGCATATGCTTTTAAATCGTAATTTTTAGCCGCAATACCATTAACTACTATATCTACAAATTTAGGTATAATAGGTACTGGTGTCCAGTCTAAATTTAAATAAGATAAATCACCATTAATAGATAATTCATCTTTATATTTTTGTACACTTTGCTCTCCACGAGCGTATAATCTTAAATTATGAAACTGTTGATAACCTGTGTTCCATCTACTACCATTTACTCTACCACCTCTAAACCATTCATATTCAATAGCTTGCCCTACTAGTAACCCATATTCTAAAGTTTTCTTTTCTTCTTCAGATACCATCTGATTAGGAAACGCACTATTAACACCAGTGTTTAATTTCATCTATTAATTATTTTTGATTCACTACCTCTATTGTCATATTTGGAAAAATTTAAATTGACTGGTTCCTTTATGACTTCAGCAACTGGTCTATATTTGTTTTTATTACAAGCCATTATAGCTAAACCAGAACTTATTGAGGCATCATGCTTAGTTCGGTTGTTTATATCAAACGCTGACCAGTCTTCTAATGTTCTTTGAAAATACATTGTTCCGTATTGTTCATTATTGTAACCTACAAAATTTTCAATATAAGCTTCAATAGCCGCGGCATGTGCTTGTTTTATGTCTTCGCTTGAATTAGGTATACCACCTATTTCTTTTTCAGTTACAGATAATTTATGCATTGTTTTATCTGGTCTATTCATTGCAAACTTTCTGTAACCTCTACGTTTAAAATGATAAAGTAATCTAGGCTTATTGTTTTCTGCAAGTATAGGCATACCATAAAAAACACAGGCCATTAAAACATCTTCAAAAAATATTTCAGCAGTAGGTGGTCTAGATATATATTCTAAAAAGAATAAATTAGCTGGAGCATCTTCCATACTAAACTTAGTTAAACCATGCAAAGATCCTTTAGAACCTCTACCATCCACTGTTCCTGATATATCGTAACTATCACAACCAAAAGCCCCCATGTGATCATTACCAGGAAACTTCATGTTATTTTTTATTAATATTCTATTTTGTTGAATTACATTAGGAACCCAAGATACCATAAACCTACCTTGTTTACTAGGAACAAACATAACACTTGTATCTTTAATCCCATCTTCCCATTGAAAATTACCTTGAGTAACAACATTTGAATTTTTTAAATCTTCGTTATAATCTATTTGTTCATAGATTTTAGTAAGATTAAATAATGATTGTTTTGTTTCATCTCTGAACGCGTGTTTTTCTGTACGTGGAAACTGTCTATATAATTCATTGAGTGCATCAGGATCATCCTTAAGGCCGTCTACTTCATTTTCCCAGTGTTCAATAACCCCGATTTCAATTGGGTGGCCATCTGGGCCTTTCTTTTTTTCTGTGGGTGTCTCAAAGACAGGTAATCCATAAGAATCAATGTATCCCTCGTAGTTCCACTCCATAGGTATGAACAAGCTATATAATCCCGAGCTAGTCTGCCCATTGCGGTTTCTTCTGGTAACGTTTGAATCATCGTATAGTTTTTTATAGTTTCTACCACCTTTATCTAAAGCATTTGATGTTGATCCCATCATGCACTTACCAATAATTCTAGAACCTAATCGTAAACAAGTTTTTGTAACTCTCCAGTTGTTTAATATATTGTCAGGTCTTTCCCATTTACCAGATTCATCATGTACTAGTAACTTTAATTTTTCACCATCATAACTGTTATCACCTGTATTTTTCCAATCAATAGTTGTATCTAATCCTTCTAACTCTTCTAGCTGTTCATTATTATCTAGTTTACGTCTTGTAAACCTACTGGCTGGAACTCTGTAAGCAAGTTCTGTTTTTGGCCTATCCATACCGTCTTGAATTGGCTTGAAGAAAAACGGGTAGTTGACGGAAATGGGTACGATTTTATCGGTAAACATTTTCTTTGC